CGCTAAAGCATATGCTTGAGAATCATTAAATACAAAAGGATAGAGCATCGCATCTCTATTCAATCGAGTATGTTTTACAAATTTTGTCCCCTGACGAAACTCACAGGGGCCCTGTGCTTGAGGGAAAAAGTTACGGCAGGTCAATAAACCTGCCTTATAAAAATTGGGAAGATCTGTTCGACCTAAGAATTTTTTAGACAAGACTCCCGCAGCAAAATTGACTAAAGAGGCATTAACTTCCATTCTGTCTCCTTTACGCGCGGGTTAGTTGAAAGAAATATATTTAGGGTCAGTAACTTGAGAACTACCACCGCTATATCTACGCCTAGCCCCGAGAACATTACTTTTTGTTATTCGTCTAGGTGGTTTGTCCTGACCATTAATTGCTCGAGCCTGATTACTTGCTTCAAGTAACATCTCTCGGATGTCTCTCCTGAGAGTAGTCTTACCTGTTACTCCGTAGCATATGTTCTTAGCGAATATTAAAGCTAAGTATGTTACAAAAAGTGGGTCGAAATATGTTACATCTTCTACGTCTTTTATGTAGCCAACATTCAAAGTATCGACTTGAGTTGCTGTTCCTCCTGAAGTATAAGCCGCATATCCTGAAGCATCTACGTCTACTCCCGCCTCCGTAGTAAGTTCAAAAGTATCATCTGTCTTATCTGCCACAAGAAACCGAGTATCGTTTACTGTTGTCATTCCTACAACATCTTCTACAAGAATTGTATCTCCGTTAGATAGACCATGTGCAACGGACGTTACTACAGCGGGATTAGCCGCCGTTATTCCCGTTATATTTACCGCCGTATGTGTTACTATTTCTCTATTAGTTAAAATATAATCGAGAGACTCATAATCAAAATCTATTCCCACTAACCCATAATTATTTGTGCCAATAAACCTGAGTCTGAGAAAGTCTGTTGGTAATGGAAACTTACTGTCATACCCAAAAAGAGGAGCTGTAGCTGATTTTGCTAACTTAGCTGTTCCTCTAGCAAAATTCCAAGGATGCGCTCTAAGGGCCTCTTGTCGGGAAAGGGCATACCATTGAGCGCAAATCTCCTTAACTTCCTTCTGAGGGGCTGTAAGGACTGTTATACTGGCTACTGTGGGGACCTTTAGGTAACTTAAACCTAAATTACAAACTTGTAAAGCTGTGGTTATATCTGCCATACCCACTCCCTTTTATTAAAAAACTGTAGTGAGAGCGGTTTAAGCCCCCACTACAATCTTTAAGTTTACCTTATGAACTAATCGCGAATAAACCTCTGAAAGCCACCGTGCCTGCGGCGGATACTTCAGAAACACACGTCATAACAAGGTCATACTCTCCGTTAGGAGTAGGAGCGCTATCTCCTGCGAACTGATACACCTGTTGGCCTAATGAAGCAATAGCTACAGCCGAAAGGCCGTTTAGCTCAGAACCTAAAGCATATCCAGCACTCTGGTCTACGCCATCACTAAAACAATCTATATCTTTAACCGCTCCGCCCTGTTCGAGAGTATCGTAAAGTCCTATGTCAATCTCGGTGAAACCCGCAATACCGTCCTGATTAATCTCCAACTGCAAAGGCACTGCATTCGCCGGAAGTCTACAGAGTCTATACTTAGAACCCAGGTCATCCGCTGCTAATGTTTCAAAGTTACCTGATATAGCAATAACCCTTCCACCCTTAACCTGAGTGGGTATTACTGTACTTAATACATATGCGTTTCGTACTGCCATCTCACACCTCCATTATTTTTAAGTTAAGCAGAGGGGATTTTCACCCCTCCACGTTATCCACTTCCACTAACTACAATTTAGGTAGCTGTAGTCTGAACTTTCTGAACTCTCTGTCCATCAGTTCTTACAGCACCAATTTCGCCAAGTACCTGAATATATGTAGATTCTACATACCCCGGGTAATCTGGCTGAACTTTGACTGTAAAGTTTTTACTCATTCCGTACATCAAACCTTTAGGTGTAAAGGCAAAGTTATCTCTCACTGAAGAAGCTACTGCAAGTTGAGGTGAATCTACGTTGCTACCAAAAAGTATGATGTCCATACCCAAAGCGCGGATGATCTTGCCTTTTTCCACAACATAGTCTCTGGAAAAATCGCCTGATGTCAACTGAGAAATGTTAAGTAGAGTTGCTTCTTCCTGTTCACTCATGCCCAGATAAATAGTTTCAGGCATATCAATCCCAACTTCGTTTTTCTTGAAGTTAGAATTGATTTCTAGCATCTTAGCGAACGTAAAACCTGCTGTTGCATCTACTGTCAAACCACCATCAGTAGCAAAAGAAACAGATGTGTCCATGTCTTTACCCGTAAGAACAGCTGCTGTCATAGCTGTGATACCAATTTTATCCGCTTTTCTCATTATTGCGAACATACAATCGTCCACAAGTTTTGAGGTTGGGTCTTCAAACATACCGCGAACGTCTCTATTATCAACGATAAGCTCGACGATAACTCTGTCTCTAGTCATCTTTCTTCGGGTGTAATCTGGATTAACCGGATTGATAAGGGGATTTCTGTCGTTCACAGTACGCGCCTCTAAAAGACCGGTACCGTCAAAGGCAAAATTGTCGCCAGTTATCGGCTTAATTGGGCACTTGCCCATAAGTCGAGTCTGCATCTGTTGTGCCTTTACAAGCAACAGATTTGAGAAATGTGTAATTAAAGCTGTGTCTACGGCCATGTCAAACCTCCTATTTTATTTTGTCTTAGAAAACGTAACCTTTGTTTCGGCAACGCTCCCCGGTTTGACCGGACGCTTCCTTCGCCCTTGAGCGGGCGCCTTCTGTAGCTCTCGACAGAACCTCTTACGAAGTCTCCCTGTTTATTCTACTTATATCGTAAGTATATCTTATATTTATCTAATTGTCAAATAACTATGGTTTAATAATTCTCATCTTCGCCATAATTGCATCGTTCTTAGCCTTCAAACCTGCATGTTCTGCGTGTCGCCAATCAGTAAAAGCTGGATTTGCCATAAGCGTGCGTTGCTGTGTGCTAAGGTCTTCATAAGTTTCTCTAGTGCCCGCCCCGGCTCCCGCCCCGCCTCTGAATCTATCCTCCTGCCCATACTTAGTATAGAGACTATCCGCTATAACTGCCACTATAGCAAGCCCTTCGCCATCTAGTTTATCTAAACCCCGGATAGCTTCTTTAGGTAACTCTTCTCTCAGTATCTTCTGAGCCTGCGCAACTCTAGCCTCTTTATTGTCTCCGAACACTGTCTTGTTAAAATCATCAAAAGCTTTGTCGTCTGCCTGCTCTTTTAGAATCTGTTCTTTACCTCTTTCAAATAGCAATTTATCTAAACCTTGTGTCAGTTTAGTTGCCATATCTTTAGGTGTGCCTGTTTGGTGGTAAAGTTTTTTCATATCCGCTTGCATCTGCGCATCCCGCTTGATGTCTTTGAGTTCTTCTGAAGGGCTCAGATCATACTCCTCGGCAGTGGCGGGTCTGCCTATCGCTGTAAAATAAATATTACGTTCCTCTTCTGTAGCGCCTTCACCTGGAACAATAGCCCCTTTCTTTCCAACTAACGCACTTTGATTGTCCACAAATTTAAAGAAATTCTCAGGTGTTGTGGCATTCTCCTTCACCCAGGGCTTATCTCTATACTCTTCCGGTATAGTGTCTACGAAACTTTTACCCGCGTTTGGGTCGACATTTGGGTCAACATTTAGGTTGACATTAGGATCATCCATTTTTTTCCTCCTGTTTTGGTGTTTCTTCTAATTCTATTCTGATAACTGTTTCTCTATCCATATGTACTCTAAGACTAAGATACATAAGTCTCTTAGCTTCGCTCTGCACAAGTTTATCTTTATTCACTCCATCCGCTGTTTCGTAAGTAAGAGGGGCTAAGAATCTGCTCTCGTGTAGTATAAACCTCAGCACGTTAAGCCCTGCTTTATCTTTTGACATAAGAGCTAAAGAACTTCTCATCTTGTTGGTAAACGCTTTCATCTTCTCCGCATTCGCTATGTTGTCTTTAATAGCCTGTTCTTTACGAATCAACGGTTCCATATCCATATGTTACCTCCCGGCTGACGTAGCCTTTGCGGTTTCCACATCTTTGAGTGTGCCCGCTTGTTCTCTCTGCATAGCTACCTGAGCCTGCGCGGCTTGGGCTCTTGCTATGTTTTCTCTAACTTTCTTAACTTCATCATCCGCCAATAGTAGGTCTGCCGGAGCCCCTGTCAAGTCTCTCGAATACTCGAGAAACTTATCCGTATTTAATTTATATATAGCCAGTTCATTTACTTGCGCCACTTGCATCGCGTTGTTAGCTGTCGTTATCAGCCCTCTATATTCCTCTTCACGCATTACATGAGCGGCGGGAGAGATATAGTCTATCTCATACACGTTCTTGCCCGCCGCCATCGCCTCCACTATTTCTTGCGGGATTATAAGTGGATCAATTCCGTTCTCTAAAAGAACATTAGCTGTTGCCTCATCATCTGCCTGAATACCCAATAACCCCATATCAAATAAAATATTATATGATCGAATAATAAGGGGATTTAAAGTTTCGGCTGTCTTCCTCGCATAAATAGAAGACAGGGCATCACCTCTAATCTGGTATCTCATTTCGGCTTCGCCAAGAGTCATTCTCGATTTATTGTTTAAATCATATAATTTATCTATTAAGAAATGTTGCGTTATTTCATTCATTGTCGATTCGATTGCTGTCATTAAACTTTGCAACTCCCCTATGTCAAATATTGTTCCGATAGGGGGTTGCCCGGGGGCTCTCCCAAAAGAGTTGAAAACAGAAAGCCCTCGAGCGGATGTATCCACCGTACCTGCGCCCAACGAGCCGTCATCCATTACATATAAAGGCGGTTCAGCTTTTTTCTCTACACATATTAAAAATATTTCTTTAAGTGCATTTATCTGCATGATAGCTGGAAGAGCGTCCATGCCCGGGCTTCTTCCATACTCTTCGTTTGCTAATTTATACCAACGGCTGATACGAACGGGTAACTCTGTGTATCCGCTTTCTCTTAGTATGTGAGGTGTTCCTTCAAAAGTAAAATGATAAGACGCTATCTCCATGCCCGTGTCGCCTTTGCCTTTCTGGTCTTTCTTGAGGCGGGGCTCGATAGCTATACATATTTTAATTCTATCGTTATGTTTAGTTGGGTCTTTATATTTTTCTTTTAAATCCGCGGGAAGATTCTCTTCGCCGTATGTTTCGGCTACTACTCTTAGAGGAATTGAATCATCATAATAAATTGTATCGACAAACCCATCTGCGCCTTCTGCTATCATTACGGATTGTATACTCCAACTTTTAAATATAAGAGGGTTCTGATAGTCACCTTTAAATTCAGCAATACCACTCGTGCCGAAAGCTCCTTCTTCTCGAAGTGCTTCGTCAAACGCTGTCTCGAATCCGGCTTTAGTGCTTTCCATAGCTTCAGCGAGTATTTCGTTTTGTCGCATATAAAATTCTTGATGAGCTTTCGTATCGGATATGTGCCGAGGTCTACGAAGCCTAAATGTTTTATTACCGCTTTTCCAGAGAGCTCCCATAATGGCGGATGCCATAGCACCATTAGCGCGTACGGCTGTACTATCATTAATCATGCCTGAATTGAGAAAAGCTCCCGGAGATACCGTATCCTGAAACTGCTGTTTACGCGTGTATATGTACTTACCGAGAATTTCATAAGGATATTCCCAAGGCTGCTTTCGTTTTTTAAGATCTTCACGTTTTGCTGTCAGTTCTTTTATAGTTGGCATGTCTCTCTCCTCCTTTAAACCGCTCGAGCTTTCTTTTCACAAAAAGCAAGAAAACAAATAATCAGTAGCACGTTCTGTGTCAAACGGTCTGGGAAAGCAAACATCATATTGACCCCAATACAAACTAATCCCGCTATCAATAGATATTCTTTGTGCTCTGCTAATCGTCGAACTAAATTTATACAATAGGCTAAAATTATAGACGTCCCTATCAATCCTATTTCCCACAACCATTGGAGATATGCACAATGTGCTTGTGGAAAAGGATTAGCGTCGTGTTTAAATATTGGGAATAAAGGTAAAAAGGTATCCATGCCTCTCCCAAAAAATATTGACTTCCAAGCTATGGGACCCTGCATGTAGTTTTTTGATACCGGAATATCTACTTGCGAAGTATCAAAGCCCCAAGTTTTTATTATGTCCCCCCACACAGGAACCCTACCACAGCTAAAAGCCGTCTGAAAGGATCCGTTGTCCCAAAGGAAATAACCAACCCCCGCAACAAGAGCTAGCCCCGCTGTTCGGAGTCTCCACTTTGGGTGTTTTAAAAATACGTATACTGCCCCCCCACATATAACCGCGAGGCCGAAAGAAGACGATTGCGACACTACTGCCAAAACAGCTATTGGCAGTATGTACCTTTTGTTTTTATATATCAACAACGGGGCTA